CTCACGAATCTTGTAAATTTTCTATATGTTTCATAAGGACTCTTTCCTGCAAACAGGATTTTTCCTTTCATCTGCCCCTGGGAAAAGATTTCCTCAAGTGCAAAAAAATCCGTTCCTATCTGTTCATACTGGGTATTATCCTTATAGCCGAATCCTTCCACGGAATGGAAGAAAGCAGTCCGGCTGTTTAGGTCAAAACTGCTTCCTTCGGCATTAATCAGTTTAAATTTTCTCATAGATATGCCTTTCCAAGCTGACGGTTCAATCCGCCTGCCAGTTCTCCCACAAGAGTTCCGGAATCAAGAACAACCTTCTGATTTGCCATCTGCGGCAGGTATCTGGAAAGCATAGCCGTCAGTCCGCTGATATCCGTTCCCTGTCCGCTTCCATTATGATTCTGTATGGCAGCCGTACCTTTTGTTCCGGGAATCATGGCAGATGCCAGTTCACTCATGGGGCCTTTCAGTTTTCCAAGGTTACCTTCAATACCTTTCCCCATAAGTTCAATCATGTCCGGCATATAAGTGTGAAAATTGGAAAGCGGTCCCTTTTCCGGTTCAGAAAATCCGATGTAGTCCCGGATGGTGGATGCAATGTTTCTTACCTTATCCACAAGAGAACCAATCATGGAATTGATACCGGATATCAGGTTACTAATGATATCCTTTCCCCAGGTAAAGGCACTTTTTGCAATTTCAGCAAAAGCACTCCCGATACTTCCGACCTTTTCTTTTATGGTGGATACCATGTTCCCCATTCCGGCAGCCACAGAGGATACCAGATTAGACAATCCGCTTGTAACATTCCCCTTGATTTCCGCCAGCTTAGAACCAATCGTGGATGCAATATTCTGCAGTCCCGATGCTGTCCTGTCCTTCATGGTATTCAGGTTATTCGTGAAGGTCTCTGCCACGTTATGGATAGCAGAGGAAAAGTTCTCCTTCATATCCCCGGCAATGGACACTACCTTATCTTTGATGCTGCCCCACAGGCTTTCCGTATTGGATTTGATGGCATTCCAGCCTTCTACTACTTTATCCTTCATGTGGGACATTGCCTGTGAAGTATTTTCTTTCAGACTGCTCCACGTATTCTGAACAAAATCCCTGATATTAGATGCAATGCCTGTAACCGTATCCTTTATGCCGTTCCATGTAGAAGAAGAAAATTCCTTAAGTCCCGTCCAGGCATCGGAGATGGTATCCTTCACGGAAGATGCTGCACTCTGCGTGGAGGACTTGATACTTTCCCATGCAGAAACGATTCCTTCTTTCAGACCGTTCCATGTAGAAACGGTATCTGATCTGATATTCTCCCATGCAGAAGCCACACCGCTTTTGATACCTTCCCAGGCGGATGAAGATACCGATTTGATTCCCTCCCAGGCGGATGATACTACTGTTTTCACACTGTCCCATGCTGTACCGGTGGCGGTTTTGACCCCCTCCCATGCAGAGGAAAGACCACTCTTGATATACTCCCACCCGCCGGATGCCACGGTTTTGATACCTTCCCAGGCACCGGAGAAAAAGGACTTAATTCCTTCCCACGCAGAAACAAAAATGTCTTTTACGGCATTTAAAAAGGAATCCCACGCATTACGGAATCCCTCACAATTGTCATATATTAATTTGAATGCCCCGGCTACCGGATTGACAAGGAACAGCAGAAGTCCCTGCCAGTTGTTCTTAATGAAATCAAGCACCCCGGAGAATACCGACTTGATTCCGTCCCATATTCCCACAAAGAAGTCCTTGATTCCTGTCCAGAGATTGATCCAGAACTCCCGGAAACCGTCACATTTATTCCAAAGGACAGCAAATGTGGCTACCAATGCCACAATGGCTGCAATCACAAGTCCGATAGGATTGGCAAGCATCACCGCATTTAATGCACCAAACACTCCGGTCACTGCACTGATGGCACTTCCCATTGCAGGAAGAATCGTCAGGATTGTTCCCACTGCGGATACAATCTTTCCGATTACCAGAAGTACGGGACCGATAGCCGCTGCTATGGCTGCAATCCTCACAATGGTTTCTTTTGTCTTTGGGTCCATAGCGTTCAGCTTATCAATAATCTTCTGAATAAAAGACACCACATCCCGGATAACCGGAATCAGTATCTCGCCAAAGGAAATGGCAAGTTCCTGCAGCTGCGATTTTAAGATAGTCAGCTGTCCGGAAAGGTTATCCTGCATCACATCCGCCATATGCTGGCTCGTGCCGTCACAATTTTCAATGGCACCTGACAGCTTATCAATATCAGCCGGGGCTGCATTCATAACGGCAAGGAATCCGGACATGGCATTCTTACCAACAAGTGCTTCTGCATTAGCAGCCTTTTCCGAATCGCTCATCCGGCCAAATGCCGCCCGGCAGTCTGCCAGAATGTCATTCAGGCTTCTCATACTGCCATCCGTGTTGGTGGTTCTGATTTCCATTTCCCCAAAGGCAGCCCCTGTGAATTTCACTTTCCCTGCCAGATTGTTCATCATGGTACGCATGGCGGTACCGGCCTGTGTGGATTTGATTCCGGCATTGGCCATAAGACCGATTGCCTCTGCCGTATCTTCTGCAGAAAATCCCAGCGCACCTGCTATGGGCGCACAGTACTTAAAAGTTTCCCCCATCATGGATACATTGGTATTGGCATTGGAAGATGCCGCCGCCAAAATATCAGCAAAATGCCCTGAATCAGCAGCGGTAAGTCCGAATGCTGTCAGGGCATCTGTTACAATATCCGATGTGGTTGCAAGGTCTTCTCCGGAAGCTGCTGCAAGGTTCATGATTCCTTCAATACCGGAAAGCATATCCGAGGTTTTCCATCCAGCCATAGCCATGTAGTTCATGGCTTCTGCTGCCTCGGTTGCAGAGAACTTGGTCTTGGCTCCCATCTCTCTTGCTTTTTCCCTTAAGGAATCAAATTCATCCCCCGATGCCCCGGACACTGCCTGAACCTGTGCCATAGCGGAATCAAAGTCTGCTGCCGTTTTTACTGCAGCTGTTCCCAACCCGATGACCGGAGCCGTGACCGTTTTGGTAAGGGTAGAACCAACGGATGATATGTTATCACCCAGTTTTTTCATGTTCTCACCCGTATTGGCAAGTTTCTGCAATGCTACGGCTGACTGGTCTGCCTGTTTCTCCAGCTTTTCCAGCTGCTGTTCTGTTGCGATGATTTCCCTCTGCAGGGCATCATACTGCTGCTGTGAGATTTCCCCGTTTGCAAGTTTCTCATTAGCCTGCTGGGCTGCATCCTTTAACTGCTGTAACTTCTCCTTGGTTTCCGAAACAGCCTGCGCCAACAGCTTATGTTTTTGTGTAATCAGTTCCGTATTGCCGGGATCAAGTTTCAATAAGTTATTGACATCCCGGAGCTGTGACTGGGTACTCTTAATTTCTGAATTGACCGATTTTAAGGCTGTGGAAAGTTTTGTAGTATCTCCACCGATTTCCACTGTAATTCCAGCTATTCTGTTTGCCATCTACTTTCCACCTCCCCAATTTTATGTAGCAACAAGGCATCAGCAAAAAAAGCTGATGCCTTGTTGTTTGTTTACTATACTGCTAAATTGAACTGTATCTTCAGTGCCTTTGCTATTTTTTCAAACATAGGCTGATCCTTAACAGAACCTATTTGCCCATGTAATCTCGACTTATCAAGTACCATCGTTTGCTCAAAAAGAATTATGCTTTCCTTCTGAAGCCCATATCCACTGATATGTACATGAGTCGGAATGTTATGTTTTCCAAGCTTTGAAGTCAAAGGAGCAATCGATACCATCGTAGAATATTGATTAAACTTATCATTTGACACAATCAATACCGGACGCCGTCCTTGCTGCACACTGCTTTCTGTTAATTCAGGTAAATCAGCATAATAAATATCACCAAATTTGCACATTTTTTTATCCTCCTGCTTTTATAAGTACGGGAAGATTGGATTTTCCTGTTTTCCAACCTTCCTTTTTTATTCCAACCTAAAAATTGTCAAAATCTTCCTGGGTTGCCAGCGGGAGATATTCATAATCATCATTCTGACTTTCTATAAAAATGTCATTTACCATTCCTACTGTCAGCAAATCAAGGTCTCGTAAGGATAACCCGATTTGCAGACACCTCAGCAGGAATAATGGTGTTGTCATTTCACGCTCTGTTGGACGAAGTTTTTTTTAGCTTCGGCATCCGTTTTAATGTTCATCCCCCATAACTCGATAAGCTGTGGCAGAACCTGATAAATGGAAAATGTGTTGAATTCGTCCAACCACTCCTCCACTTCATCCGGAATGGAAGGGTCTGCATGTTTGGCCATAATAAAAGCAATGTTCTCAAACATCTCAAGAGAAAACAGGTCAAGGTTACTTTCCTCTTCCGAATTATCTCCCAGACTCTTTTCCAAGAGAGAAATATCCTTATAGATATCTCTTTGAAATTTCAGTCTGTAAATACGGGGAATGGCGGCACTCGCTTTGAATGCCACCTCTTTCCCATCAATTTCAATCGTTCTTCTTACACCCATATACTCTGCCTCCTACTTCTTACCTTCTGTAGTATCCGTTTCTTCTTCCTCATAACCGCCTACGGCATCCGGCTGATATACTGCCTTGTACCAGCCGTTATAGGCTGCTGCTTTTGTGGTATCTCCGGATTTTGCCTTAACCAGCCCATTGGCAAGCGGACGAGCTTTGATGGTCAGTTTCTCCGTCTGTACTTCCTTTGTTGCCTCATTAGTCTTGGAAGAAATGCTGGGTCTGGATGCAGAGCAGTTATACAGTACATGACGGATTTTTTTCAGATCACCGTCAAACTCAAACAGCAATGCAAAGTGTCCCACCTGTGAATTACTGTTTTCCACAAGAACATTATTGGAATCTGTCGTTTCATTTAAAATTCCAGTGCTGAAAGCCTCCGGAATAAGTGCAATCTCCAAATCTCCGGAGTAGCCCTGGTTGGAATTGATAACAAAATACTCTACTCCATCTGCATAAAATGATTCCGGCTCTCCTTCCGGGTCAAGGGAAATGGATACTGCACCGGGAATTGGAATCGGCGTATCCCATGTGATTGTCCCGTTCTCTGTTTCTTTTAATGGTGCGAAATGGACATTGCTCAGATTGAATTTCACTTTATTCTTAGCCATTTTTATACCTCCATTTGATACAGGACTTCATACAGCTTTTCGCTTGAAATCCATACTTCTGACTTATCATAAAAAAGACCATGCCCTATAAGCACAGCCTCTATCCTTTCCTCCAAATCGATATCCTTATAATCTGTATAAAGTTCGATATGAAGTTTATTTACTTTAAAATAGGTAACCCCATCGGCTGCAAAATTATCTGCTCCCGGATAGAGATACACAAGGAAAGGCGGATCAGGGGACTCCCCTTCCGCAAAATGATGATATGCAAATGGAAGTTTCATTTCCTCCAGCATTTTGGTTACATTCTCTGCCGTCATAAACTCTCCTCCACTGCTTTCTTTAGTTCCGAAACTGCCAGTGTTTCTCCTTTTGCGATATGGGTTTTTGCCTTTGTCCTTCCTCCGCCACGCTTGGCGTGTCCATATTCCAAAAGGTGTGTCAGCTGGTACTTTTTTGCATGAACAACATAGGTTGCACCAAGAGAAGAATTGGAAGTCTGTGTAATCTCCCACGACTTCTTATATGCTCCCGTATCTACCGGAGCATTCTCCTGTATCT